ATATTTAGCAAGATTATACACGATGTCATTGATTGTTTCCATAATGTTTTTGTTTTAATTATTTGTTCTAGCGTTTGGGATTTGCAATAAGTAATAAGTAATAAAAAAGTCGTGGATAAATTAAAATTCAATTTTTTTCGGTGATTGGACTTTTATAACTAAAAAAAAGATAGTAAAAATAAAAAAATGTCAGATAAAAAAATCTATTTTTACACAAATGAATACACATACCGACACGTGATGTTAAGATGTGCAAAGTATGTTAGTGCAAATGCGAATAGGGTTGCACCATCCACTTATTGAGGCTTGCAATGCTTAAAGAAACACCCAGCTCCTTTGACGCAACCACCCGGCGTATTAAAGAAATGACAGGGTTTGCGATGTGCATAGCGACACTTACTTCCATTTCGACAACCCGCTAGTGTGCCGTCAAACTTACACCATTCCTGCGAATGATCAACGGGCTTCAAATATACAGTGGTGTGCGGACGCCGATATGCGTTTGGGTCTGCTTTTTCAAATGTTGGATCACAAGAAGCCATCGTAATATCGATTGTTTGTTAATAATATTTAAATAACAACATAATTATATTCATTTTTTGTTAAATTTACTATTTATACTATTTTTATAAAATTATTAATTGCCTACGAATAGATGTGTAGTTTGCGTGCGCTTCTAGTGATTGCTGTATATAAGAGTTTATATTTCTCGCAATCTTTTTTATTAGCTGTTAAATTGCCATATTCAATAAAGACGTCATCGTATGTGCTACCTTGGGATTTATGAACTGTAATAGCATATCCATAATCCACCTCTAGATAATTACTAGACACCACGTGGCTCATATAATGACCTAGCATTTGACTCATAGTAATATATTTAGAATTATTATAATCTTCTCCTAGCATCTTGTTAATAGTCTTCAATTCACTTAAATCCTGCTTAGTTAATGCAACTTTAACATCATAGCTAGACTTGATAATATCACGGATTCTAGCAATTGCATCTATATTACATTTTTCTAGCATATCAAGAACCGGAATATCGTGATTAATATAACTGCTAGTTGTAGTCATCACCGCCAAGTCCGTTAGATACATACCTAATTCTAAAGATTCCGTCGCGCATATCATATCCGCGATATTACACGATTTAGTCATTACACCTGCAAATTTGTTTATAAAGAACATACATTTACGACATAACACGCGCTCTACTGGTATACCGAATAATATACTGCTAACTTTACGATGCCATTTGGTATACTTCTTTTCTCTTTCTTCCACGGTAGATGCTTTTTTTATATCCATAAGGCAATAACCATTGCTATATGATGCATCTACCTGAGCGCATATATCATTATATTTGCGGGAAACGGCGTCGTTGAATTCAAATGTTCCTGCAGTTAGAACATCACTAAGATTATGATATTGAAAGAATAACCGGCGCATTTCTAGCAGTTCATTTTGTGCCCTAACTATAGATTCGCGTGCGATATCCTCTTCGCACTTGATATTACCTAACACTGGAGTACCAGATGTACCCGGCGCACAAGGTTCAAAATAATCAATAACCGATTTCTGTTTAGCCATGTTTTTTGGTTGTTTAGCAGGTATGGGATCATCTAGAAGACCAAGTATATTAATATCGAATACTGGTGGTAGATTGGAATGAGAAGATTTTAATTCACTATTTTTAATAGTAATGGCTAGATTACACCATTCCTGGAATGATAAAGGTTTATATCGCACTTTCTGCAATTTGGCAACATATACAATGCTGCTAGAATATATATTGTTATCATACTTATAATATGGCACCCGCACAAGTAATTTATCTCCTTTAATTAGAAAATGTTCGTTAATGTCTTCAATATTTTCAAAATCAGTGTCGTGTTCTAGGTCTGCATCATATGACATCACATAATGGAGAAATAATTTACTTCGAACTTTTTGATTCAATGCCGCACAACATTTATTAGTCCAAGCTAATGCCATGCTATCATTACCCATAAGTTTTTTTATAATAGGGGATGATTTAGGATCAGGAGTTGCTAGATTAGATGTTGCTGGATTAGATGTTGCTAGATTAGATGTTGAATAATATAAAACTTGCATTTTCTTAATAATATCTAATTGCTCTTTTATTTCATCTACATATGTATCTAGCCATTTCTCCATCCGTTTTGGATATTGAATTATATCAGCTACTTTATGTTTCAATAGGTTGAAATCCGGTATGACGCCATAAATTTTATCACGTAGGATATTTGCCACACGACTGACATCTTGTTGACATCGTTCCACTTTTGAAAGTCGGAATACCATAGTATTATTCGTTGCTATTGTAGCAGCAGCAACAGAAGCAGCAGCAACAGCAACAGCAACATCAGCAACAACAGCAGCAACAACAGCAGCCGATGATACTACATTTTCAATCTGGAAAATAGGTGATAAATCTTCCCCTACTGGTGGTAGCTGACAATAATCCCCAATGAATATAATAGGGCATTTTATTACTGTCAGGATTTTTGCAGTGTTGGAATCAATCATACTACATTCATCTATTATAATGATGGTTTTATCATATTGGGGCTTATTGTATTTATCGGCAATTTTCTTTTCATTACCTTTAGTAAATTCTTCATCGCCCATCTCATTAATTACACGAGAAATACTAAGCACTTGGCTAACTGTAAGAAAATCAATACGGCGATGTACTATTTCATTAAGAATTAATCTTTCGCATAGAGTATCATTAGACATACCCGCTAAATATGCATTATATTTTGATACTAGCACATCTTTGGCTTTATTAGTAGGTGCTGATATAATAAAGTATTCCAATAATTCATCTAGTTGTTCCCATTTTTTATTCCTAACTATATCATCATAACGGGTAGGATTATCCGCAATTTTACCAATAAAATGATTTATAATACTAGAGATAAGTATACTGGTTTTACCGGTACCCGCGCTGCCATTAATTAAGAACCGCGCAAATGGTTTCTTATCTATAATGAATTGATAGATTTGTGCTATGCACTCGGCCTGCTCTGAATTGGGAATGAATGACATATATGATGATTTGTTTTATGATTTTTTTTATGATATATTTTAAAAAAAGGAAAAGTATGAAAATAAATCAATTTTTTAGAGCAATCCAAATAATTTATTAAACCATGGTTTCATTTGGGATTATTATTGTTAATGAATCTACTACTTCGACAATAGGTTTATAATTTTCTATATCAATTGTCAAATTATGACATTCTAGAATTATTTTATTCTTTTCTTCAATTAGTGCATCATATTCACGTGTTAATGATTTAATTTCTTGATAACGCATTTCCTTTTGTTCTTTGAGTTCATTAATTTGCTGTTCTAGTTCATTTGCATTATTAGTTTCTCTACTTATTTGGCGTTCTAGACTATTATTATCACTAGCAAATAATTTTCGAAGAGCATTCTTACTTTCATTTATTATACCACCAGTATCATTGCCAGTATCATTGCGAGTGCTAGTGCCAGTGCCAGTGCAACTATCGCGATTACACTTATTATAATTTTTATCTTGATTACGAGTTTTAGCTTTACCGATTGCTTTTATTTGCTCTAATATTTGTCTTTCATTCAATGAACGTAATTTAGATTTCGTTAGACTTAATTCTATAAGTAAGGATTCAATTTCTCGATCAATACTTTGCCTTTCATTTTCGTAATTTATCTTATTATATGCAATTTGAGTTTTTATAATATTACCGCGAGTTTCTAGTTCAATATATTTATTTTTATATACTATCATTGATAGCTCATCAATCTCATTGTTTTTAGTATTATTTTTAGTATTGTTTTTAGTATTGTTTTTAGTACTGGTATTACCTAACACTGACGTATTAGTTAATAAGGTATTACCTAACACTGACGTATTAGTTAATAAGGTATTAGTATTGATATTTCCAGGTTCAAATCCAATATCTTTTGAGTGTTTCCTATATTTAGATGTTAAGCTTTCTATGCGCGAATTGGTTCTTCTGGGTGATATATTAGTTGGTTCGTCTATTCTAACCTTTGGAAATTCTAATATTTTCTCTATATTAGTATTATTACTTTCATTTACACTCACACATATATTCATACTTTCATTTAAAATATCACCCACATCTTCACATACATTCTCACTTACATCCTCGCTTACTGTCTGTTTTTCAGTTCCCTTGTCTTCTTCGTGTGTTAATGATAATATTATTTGGTGGCAATGGTTTAATTCAGTTTCTAACATCATAATACGTTCTTTATAAGCTTCTTCCATTTCATTTATTATATCAGTTGTGATAGTATTATGTGATTGATTATCACTATCGGCACTATCAACGCCAGCAATATTATCACTCAGAAAATCAGCCTCTACAATTTCTTCTATCTTACTATCAATTAAATTATTATACATCCATGTTTTGATATCCATAGTGCATCCAAATTCCCGACATTTATTTTTAAAAATACGATCTCCACGTTTTCGTATATAATCATTGATGCGCACTAATAAGGATTCCCTAGCTCGAAACGCGCCTTTAGATTTATAATGATATTTGCTAGCTAGTTCATAAATATATTTTTTAATGTGGTTAAGACCAGTTTCTTTGCCGGCAGATATATCCGAATCATAATATTGTTTAATCATATAAAATGAATCTTTAGTGCAATCTATGTAATTCATTGTGAAGTAGACATTTTGTAGTTCGCGGTCATCATAAAATTCCAGTGTATAAGTAATACAATCGGTAGTTGTAATGGTTTGTTCAAAAGCCACCTGCATACCAAAATCCGCAAAACAGGAATGCACCATAAAACTAATATCTAATAAATCCTCCGTTTCTGATGTATACATCAATAGATTAATTTTATTCAATAGTCGCTTATAAACAAATGTTTCTAATTTGGGATTTGTTTTATAAAAATCATAACTGAATATGCTAGTATGTATTGTGCGCTCTAACTCATAATTTAGTTTGTCAATTGTAGAACAGGAACAATATAATGGTGCACCATTATTAATATATGTTTCTTGTCCTTTGGTAATTGTTGTATTACCAGTTTTTTTAGTATAGGCAATTTGGTTTTTTACACCTTTTAATTTAATAGATGCCTTATTACGGGAAATAATATTTTCTTTCGTAGTTATATCATAAGTTATTTTACGAACTCCTAGATTACCAGCCAATAAAAAAAGCATTTCACGTTCTAATGTTATTTTCTTGTTGGGATAAATTTTATCATTGTAATACATACCATTGAATAAATGAACATATAATACATTTTCACTAGGATAATCCATTTCGTCAAATTGTAATGCTGATAATTCGCAAAGTTTAGTTTCGTTTCCGTTTTTGCATTCATTATTATTACTATAACTATTGCTATAACTATTGCTATAACTATTTAACATCAATAAACTTTCTTGTTTTTTTAAAGGTGCTGATTGTTTAATGTCTTTTAGTAATTTGCGATTATAAATTTCTTCTATTGCGCTAGAAACATTAATCGCGTGAATTCCTTTATTTTCTAATTTCTTGCGTATTCTTTCATAAATGGATTTTAAAAAAGACGATTTTTTAAAAAATTTAGGTGCTAGAAAAATTATATATTTATGATAATGCTGCGATTCCATTACCCAATATATACTTACTATATACTTACTATATACTTACTATATGTTTTGCTGATATTTATTTGTTAAGGTATAAAATAATTTATTAGAAAAACAAAGCAACAAAGCAACAAAGCAACAAAGCAACAAAGCAACAAAGCAACAAAGCAACAAAGCAACAAAGCAACAAAGCAACAAAGAAAAGGTATCATATTGAATTCGTGGGTCAGTCATACCTTTTATCTGCTCATCTAGCTTATCTAGAAAGAGGGAACCATATAGCAGGGTGCGATTTTTTTCATATCTAGGATCATTAAATAAATTGGCTTTAGTAAGACTAGGACTAACATCTAAAAATGTTTCTATATGAAAGTACATATATAATATAACAGCAGCCAATACCATAGCCACTACCATAGCCACTACTGCTAGATTTATTTTATTATATTTAGTTATTCCCTGAAACATTTTATCAATCACTACTAACTAGCAATAAAATAATCCACTTTATCACATAACTTAAACTAAACTAAACTAAGCTAAGCTAAACTAAGCTAGCTTAGGAATCGTATCAAATATTATTTTTTTAACAAAAAAATACATTACTACAAAGAATACTATCGTAAATAGCGCAGTTCCGCCAGCAAATGATACTGCTAGAAGAACACCTAATAAGAACATTGGAATACCAATCCATTTTATTATAAAAGGTATTAAAGTGCCATAAAACCACCAAGCAAATTTTGCTAAAATAACTACAGGCCCTCCTATTAATTTATCAAAAACTTGTTCGATAATAACATTAATAGGCATTTTTATTGGTTATTATTACCTGTCTAATAATTACCAATATAATTGCAATACAAATTAAAATTTAATTTACAATCAAAAAAAGTTAATAGAAAAGATAAAGTTTAAATTGCATTTACGGAATAATTGGGTTGAACTTCACCAAATGCGCGGGTCGTCATATCATCAGGATAACGGAAAACGCCACGAGGCCCATTAAAAGCGTCAGCCATAGGTGCCGGTGTGCTCTTAGTACTAGAATAAACAAAATCACCAGATGCACCACCCCGTTGTCGACGGCTTTGATGGCGACTAGTTCGTCGAGACTTATTATTCTTAGATGAACGCTTTGATGAACGCTTATTCTTACGACTAGTAGAAGCACGACGACGACGCGCGCCACCTTTAATAGCACCTAAACCGCAAACTGGTTGATCTGGGGCACCCATTACTAGTTGATTATTAACAATAGCCGGGGGGCAGCAATCATCATAAGCCCTATAAACTGGGAGACCTGCAATATATTGTGAGGGGTCTGTGGTAAAGCCACCACCTTCCTGTATACTAGGTACTTGCATATTATCATTTTTCGGCATACCAGATTCCGGCATACCAGATTCCGGCATACTAGGTACTTGCATATAATCACTTCCTGGCATACCAGATTCCGGCATACTAGATTCAGGCATACTAGGTACTTGCATATAATCACTTCCCGGCATACCAGATTCCGACATACTAGGTACTTGCATATAATCACTTCTCGGCATACCAGATTCCGACATACTAGGTACTTGCATATTATCACTTCCTGGCATACCAGATTCCGGCATACTAGGTTGACCTCCAATCATATATTGATTTTCCAGACCATCTAGATATTGTTTAAAAGTTGCGCTCTTGCCATTACCTGCACCACCACGACCTTCATCCCCACACTTAGCTGCACCACCTTGTAAAATATTACTTCCTAGAGGAACTGCGCCACCATAGTTCATAAATTTATTATCTAGGTCTAAAGAAGCTTGGGGATTAGTATTATGAATATTAGCTCCGGAATTTCGATATAATACATCAGCACCACTAGCACCATCAAAAACACACGAGGGACTAACACCCCCATATTGAAGGACTCCTGTTCGCTTAGATTTACGAGTGCTATAACCAGCTGTAAATCGCTTTGTTCCGCGACGTTGATTGCGTTGTTGTTTCGGTTTTCGATTTAATACCCTATTAACTAATACACCAGTGTTAGGTAATACCATTTTTATTTGTAATAAGAAATAACTAGCTACTAGAGATTATTATATACTAGTTAGAAATAATTTTATTTATTCTGCTAGAGACTATCTATAGAAATAAATAACACATAACACATAATATATAACACATACACATAATATATAACACATAACAAACCAATATGTCTAGTATTCTAAATCACTATTTATCAAATAACTTCGTCTAGCAAATCGATACCGTTTTATTTCCTTTTTTTGTTTGTATGTTCTCTTACGTTCATTATTTAATTTCAATACCATATTTATCTTATTCCTGGTACTAATTAGATAAGGAATGAATTCTTTATTAAACTCATCTAGCAAATCTAGAAATTGCGGATTAGCTAGAATAAAATTCATTAGAAGTTGCATATCTATTACAACTTTAAGACTTTTACTATCATTATTGATTTTATCTAAATCTTTGGATACCTTGCTTTCAATTGTATCTAATTCTACAATACGCCGTGCCTCTAGAGCCGCTTTCCTTTGAATAGTGCTATCCCTTTTAGCCTGTTTCCTAGCAGTTCGCAATTCTAGTACATTTTCTCGATTGCGGGCTGCTGGTGGGATATAATTTTTACTCTTTAATAGGCTAGCTAATTGCCTTTCAGTTAAAGTATCGAGTTCCATATTTATTCTATATGCCTAGAAGATGTCTAGAATGTCTAGAATGTCTAGAATGTCTAGAATGTCTAGAATAGATTATTTTATATTAGGCATATCCTCAAATAAATAGGTTATAAATATTTTTTTGAATGTTTTTTATACAGTTTTTTGGTTAATAATTATTTTTATTTATTTTTATAATAATTAAATTTAAATTTAAATATTTATAAAATAATAATGTTATCTAATATTGATACTATGACTAATTTTTAATTCAATATAAATTGAAAATAAATTATCTATTATTATAGATTTTTATAGTGTTAAAAAATATAAAAATTATTAATAATTACTTGTAAGCCGATTTTTAAACAACCTATGTATATTAAACTTTCGAAATGTAATAAATCTTTAACATATCTAGTATTAAGTGATTTATTTTGTTTTATTTTATTATTTATATGTTCTATTCTCATTCTACGTTTTAATCCATCTATTTCTTCCAGTGTATTTATTGCTTTTTGATTAATTTTATAAGGATGTATTAATTTTATTTTTTTAGTAATTAGTAGTTTTTTTTTTAGTTTTTTAGATATATAACCTTTGTCTGCATATAAAATATTAAAATAATTTTTTTTAGGCAGTGTATTAATTAATAATTTTAAATCGTGAATATTACCACCATCTATATGTATCCCCAATGGTATACCATTTTTACTAGCCACTATTGATAATTTATTACTTTTATGTTTTTTACTTTCATATGTATTCATTCCTACACTATTTACATAACCATATTTATTAAATATAGTAGTTGAATCTATATATGCTTCACCATTATCTATAAATAAATGATATTTTTTTAAGAACTTATTGTATGCATTTTTAAATATACCATAATTAGACCAGTTACAAAATACTGTATGAATATATGTTTTTGATATTTTATAAATATCTCCTAGTTTATTCCAAGTTAAATTTGTTTCTAACTTATCAATAAATATATTTATAAAAGTTTTATAGCTTATTTTATTTTTACGTCCTCTAGAATCTAATGATTTTTTATACTTATTAACTTCTATAATAATTAATTTTATAATTTCGTTTATTAATTCGTTGCGTTTATTTTCTTTATTCATTTTATAAAGTAATATAAAGGATATCAATTCTATTAATAGTAGATATATAAATGGATATAATTAAAGATCCAGATAAGTATAAATATAGATGTGTTAAAATAAGATTTAATAAAATACTTAATAATACAAATACATATAACAACAAAAATATTTTAGAAACTATTAGTGATGCTGTGATAAGAACTAATAAAATATCTATTAAAGCATATATGTTATTAAGACTTTGGGTATTAAAAAAATATGAAAGCAATAATGATATTCCAAAGATAACTAAAGATGTTATTAGAATGTCTTTTAATGCAGTTATGATTAAAAAGGGTAAAAATCCAATAGGTAATAATGCTTTAATATTAACTGAACTACAAGATTTATATAAATCAGATATTAATAGTACTTTTGAAAATGGAACCAAACTATCAACTATATTAAATTATTATTCTACAACAATTTTAACATCCATTGAAAATAATATTAAAAATAATTTTATTAAATATATTGACAGATATATTAAATCATATTTTTTTGTTAAATATGAAAAAGAAATAAAGTGCAATGAATTTAAAAAGCAATTATATAGGGATATATATGTGTTAAAAAAAGACATACACGAAAATACTAGCGAATCTAATGATAAATATAAGGAGTGGCTAATAGAAAATAGGCATAAAATTGTACCTGTTTTTCAGGATAATAATATTTATAAACTGTTAAATAAAAATCCACAGGATTTTTTAAAGCATATGATTTATATGAATAATGAGATTGCTAAATTAGGAAAGAAACAGTATCAATTTTTTCCTTTACAAAATAATACAGTATTAAAACATATTCAAATTGATACTGGTGCTTTGATAGAATTATTTGAAACAAAAGTATCAGAAATTAAAAAGGATATTGATATTACAAAGGCAGTTATATGGACTAGTATTTTTAATATTAATCAAAAAATTAAAAATTATGTATTCGACCATACTATTATTACTGATGGATTTTCAACAGCATTAAGATTTTTACATAAAGATAAAGTAGTAGAAGAAAAATTAAAACATAAGAAAAAGAAAGATGGCAGAAAAAAACGTAATGACAGATTAAAAGGGCTAAGTAAAGAAGATAAATTAAAAGAAGAAGAACTTATTAAACAAGAAAAACTAGAACTCAAAAAAACTGATAAATTACAAAAAGATATAACCCAAAAAATTAAGGATAATAACAAAGATAAGAAGCAAACCGAAAAGAAAAACACAACTAAGCATGAATTTTCATATATTGATGATGTTTCTAAGGAAGATTTAAAAGGTAATCATATATTTATTGACCCGGGAAAAAGATCATTATTAACAATGGTAAATGATGATAATAAATATTTAAACTATACTAATGGTGAATATTTAAATAGAACAAAAAGACTTATATATGCAAAAAAAATAGAAAACTATAAAACTGTAATTGGTATTAAAAGTATTGAAACTGAATTAAGTAATTTTAATAGTAAAAGTTGTATAGTTGAAGACTTTGTAAAATATATAAAAAAGAAATTGGAAGTAAATAATAAGATATTAGATAAGTAC